GTACCTCGTCCGACCCTGCGTCAGTGAACCCCGGCTCTGCGACTACCAACAGCTAGAGGACGGCACCTACTCCATCGATGACTTAGCGATGTTTCACGAGGTCCTCGACGAGATCGAGGAGTACCGACGGCGGCTGAAAGTAAAGGAGAAACCCACACCATGAGCGAGGAGTCCGGCGGGTCTAGCATCATCGGCAAGTTCTTCGTGGCCCTGGGCCTGAAGATCGATGACGCCGGGATCAGCAAGTTCCAAAGCCAGGTCCAGCACCTCACCCACTCGGTCGAGGCGCTGGGCGTGGCGTTCGGGCTCGAGCTCGTTCGTCAGGTGGGCGAGTTCGTGGAGCGGTCCGTGGGCGCGGCCGCCGCCGTCCAGGACTTCTCCGAGGTCACGGGCATGGGCGCCGAGAAGGTCGCGGCGCTGGGCCGGGTGGCGGTGGAGAACAGCTCGAGCATGGAGGCCATGCAGGGTGCGATCATGGGCATCAGCCGCGCCGTCGGCATGAGCGCCATGGGCATCGGCCGCCACGTGAAGCTCTTCCAGCAGCTGGGCATCGCCGTCAAGGACAGCTCCGGACACGTGAAGACCGCCGACCATGTGATGTCGGAGCTCGCTGACAAGTTCAAGGGCATGGACGTGACCAAGCGGAACGCCATCGCCGGTCGCTTGGGCATTGACCCCTTGATCGCCAAGGCGATGGCTGACGCCGGGTCCGCGGGCTGGAAGGCCCAGGTCCAAACAGCGATGGGTAAGGGTCTCCTCGACGCGAAGGACTACGAGCAGGCCGAGCAGACCGAGAAGACGTTCAAGCGGTTCCACATCTTGACCGGTCAACTCACCGCGCTCCTCGCCAACCAGCTCGGACCGTGGATCCAACGCATCGTCACGGTGACCGAGAAGTGGCTCACCGCTAACAAGGTCCGCATCGTCACCGCCATCCGTGACGCCGGGCAGAAGCTGGCGGAGGTCCTTGGCCGCATCTGGGAGTGGGGCGAGAAGATCTGGTCGACGATGACCAAGCTCGAGGCCGCGCTGGGTCACGCCAACCTAGCGTGGACCGCGATGAAGGTCATGCTGGTCGCGTTCGCCGGGCTCAGGTTCTACGAGACGATCAACGCCGTCGCCTCGGCCGTCAACAACCTGTGGACGGCCATGACCAAGATTCCCCTGAAGGCGGCCGCCATCGGTCTGGTCATGTTGGCTGTCGGTCTCTTGGTCGAGGACTTCCTCGCTTGGCAGAACGGCGAGGAGTCGGTGCTCAAGGACCTGAGTGAGGAGTGGCCGACCGCCATCAAGGCGATCACAGACGCGCTCCAGGTGATGCTTAACGTCTGGGATGACATCGTGCAGGCGGCGCGTGACCTGGGTATCCTCAAGGCGAAGGCCGCACCAGACATGAGCACACCCGAGGGCCAGGCGGCCCGCGCGAACTTCCTGGAGAACATGCGGTCAGCTCCTGCCATCTTGACCGACCCCCGCATGACGTTCAACTCACCCGCCACCGGGGAGCAAAGCGGTTTGATGGCGCTCATGACCGCACGCGGCGCTCAAGGGGCGGGTTCGGCGACGTCGATGATGGACGCGGCGACCGGCGTCCAAACCGGGTTGCTCCAGCTACTGGCTGCCAAGGCCGGCGGCGACACCGCTTACATCAGCGGCAACACCGTCATCGTTCAGGCCGACACGCCCCAGCGAGCCAAGGAGGCCGGCACCGCGGTCCGTGAGGCCCTCTCTAGCCAGAAGATCCGCAACTACCAGCCGAGGACGAGGTAACCAAATGGCTGGTCCAAAGCCTCTCACGAGCAGCCAGGAGGTTGATGCATGCCGTCAGTAACGGTCTACCGCCGGCTCTTCGGCGGTCAGGACGCCGGTGCCTGGTCCCGCACCTTCGACGTCGTCGAGGTCGAGGAGACTGTGCTCGAGACCGAGGTGACCGACAACCCGGTGGAGACCGGTGTGTCCATCGCCGATCACGCCTTCGATAAGCCGATCAAGCTCACTATCACCGCGGGCGTGAGCGATACCCCGCCACCTGGCAAGGACCAGGACGCTTTCGCGGCCGTGGGCAGTGCACGCAGCGTGGAGGCCTACGCGTGGCTCGACCGCGCGCGGCGGGCCCACGAGCCGTTTAGCGTGCAGACGGGTCTCGCCCTCTACTCTAGCATGCTTATCACGTCGTTGCGCACGAAGCAGGACAAGGACTCGAGCCGGGTACTGAAGTTCACCCTCGAGCTGCGGGAGATCGTCTACGTCTCTACCCAGACCGTCATCTACCCAGCGAAGCAGGCTAAGACCAAGCGGGCGGTCGCCGCCAAGAAGGACGACGGTGAGAAGGACAGCGCGGACTTGACCGACGCACAGAAGAAGAAGGCCAAGAAGTCCTTTCTTAAGATGGGGCTCCAGTTGTTGGGGATCGACACTACACCCAAGGCGGCAACCTTATGATCACGCTTCCGTTAACCGCCGACCCCAACCGCACGTTCACGACGGTAGTTAACAACACCCGCTACCAGGTGACGACCCGGTGGAACGACCGGGCCGGGGTATGGCTCCTGGACCTCGACGACCCTAGCACCGGGCTCAACCTAGCTAGCGGCATCCCCCTGGTCCTGGGTGCGGATCTGCTCGCGGGGTTCGCGCCGCAGCTCGGGTCCATGCTGGTAGTGGACACCAACGCTGACCCCGGCCTAGGTGTGGACGCAGGCATCGATGACCTAGGCACGCGTGTGCAGGTGTTCTGGTTCAACCCTGGGGAGGTCACCGGTGCTTGACTCACGCCAGTGGATCCGTACCACACGCGTGGTGGTTGGCAAGCAACTGACGGCTAACCTGAACGCCGGTTTATCTATCACGGACCTGCGGGTCAAGTATACGGTGGAGAAGTCCCTACGTGGGCCGCCCAACACCGCGAACATCCAGATTTACAACCTGAACCCTGGCCACTCGGCACAGATTAAGAACGAGTTCGACGACGTCGTCATCGACAGCGGCCACGTTGGTAACAGCCGCATCGTCTTTCGTGGGAGCATCAAGTACCCGTTCCACTACCGGGAAACCAACGACTGGATCACGGAGATCCAGGCGGCAGACGGCGACAAGGACTACAACGCCATCGTCAACACCACCCTCGTGGCCGGTACCTCGGCTGACGACGTGGTCGACCAGATCCTGGCCGCGATGCCTAACACCCGCCGGGGTATCATCCAGTTGAACCCGTACCGCCACCTACGCGGTCGGGTGCTAGCCGGTTCGACCCGCCACGTGCTTGACCGCTTCGCGCGGGAGCACGGCGCTGCGTGGTCGGTCCAAGACGGGTCGCTCGACATCATCGCGGCCGACGCGGCGCTGCCCTCGGAGGCGGTGGTAGTGAACTCCAACACCGGTATGATCGGCGCCCCGGAGATTTCCGGCAAAGGTGTCAGGGTTAAGATGATCCTCAACCCGCAGGTGAGGATCAACGGGCTCATCGTCCTCGACAACAACAATATCAAGATCCAAGCGCTGCAGCAGTACACCAACGGGCCCAAGGTCCGCGACAAGCAGCTGGCCAAGCTCGACCCCGATGGTCGCTACAAGGTCTACAAGCTGAAGCACGAGTGTGATACCCGCGCGGACGGGTACACCGAGGTCGAATGCATCGCCTTCGGCCAGCACCCACCCAAACCAGGAGGGCGTTGATGAACACGGACCCCACCACCAACCAACTGCTCGACGACACGGAGCAGCTCGTAGGCAACGACGAAGACGCGGACCGCAACCTTGCGCACGGGATGATCCTGGAGACCCACACCCTGCTACCAGGCGTGCTCAAGAGTTACAACAACGACCTGCAGACAGCGGTGTGCCAACCGGCCATTCGCCGTTTGATAACCGCTACCGGTAAGATGGTGGCGCTCCCCCTCTGCCTAGACGTCCCGGTGTTCTTTCCGGGAGGTGTGCTGACCTTCGACGTCGCGCCCGGCGACGCGGTGGTGCTTGCCTTCTCAGAGCGCTGCATCGACAGCTGGTGGGCCGCGGGTGGCGTGCAGGACCCCGTCGACCTCCGCAACCATGACTTGTCGGATGCCTTCGCGCTTATCGGGTTTCAACCCCGGCCGTCGGCCTTGAATGATGTCTCGCAGGCCGGGCCGGAACTGCGCACGCGCGACGGGTCTAACCGCCTGGCGGTACGGAAGGACGGCACGGTCCACATCGGTGCCAGCGCCTCGACTTCGCTGCTGGTACCGCTCACTAACGGCGTGGTGCTCGGCCAAGGCGTGGATACGCTTACCGAGCTACCCTTCGGCGTCCTGGGCGACGTGTCATTTAACGTGATGGCGAAACCATGAACCTTCGACGGCTTGATGCTCAAGGCGACTACACGATGGGAACCCACAGCCGCCTGCGCGACGCGGACGCGGTGGCGCAGCTCCTCGTCACTAACCTGCGCCTCGCGTGGGGTGAGTGGTTCCTAGACCCCACCGCTGGGGTTTCCTGGTATGACCTCGGAGACGGCAACCAAGCCATCATGGGTGGTCTCGCTGACCAGGCCTTCGCGGAGGCCGAACTTAAACGCGTCCTCCTGAGCACCACGGGGGTCGCGTCGTTGACGGCGTTCAGTCTGGCACTCGACCACGAGACCCGTCGCGCGACAGTGTCCGCGACCGTCGTCACGTTGTACGGTATACCCACCCAGGTCGAGGTCGTCCTACCATGATCACCATCCTAGTAACCAGCACCGGCTTCGTGCGCGACAACCTCGCCACGATCCTGTCCAAGCTGACCGCTGCGGCTCAGATCATCTTTGGTGCCGACGTCGACTTGAGCCCGTCGACCCAGGACGCGCAGCTCCTCGGGGCCTTCGCCGAGGCGATCGATGACACCGCTCAGGCGGTTGAGGACGTCTACAACGGCCGCAACCCCGACGTGGCTACCGGGCAGAACCTCGTTGCTACCAGCCGGCTCAACGGCGTGAACGTCATCCTCGGGTCCTACGCCACGGTGAACCTGACTGCCGTCATCATGCTAGGGGCGACGGTACCGGCTGGTACGTTGGTGCAAGACGCTACCAACGGTGCGCAGTACGCCTTCGACATCGACACCGTCGGCTTGGGAACCCCACAGACGGTTTCCTGCACGGCGGTGGCCCAAGGCACCACCAGCTTGGCGGGCGCCGTCACGCAGATCACGACGCCTACCTACGGGCTCATTTCGGTGGTCAACGCTTCGGCGTCGTCCCCAGCCACCGCGCAGGAGACGAACGAGCAGCTTCGGCTACGTCGTCGTCAGTCCACCGCCATGCCGACGCAAGGCATGGTCGATAGCCTCCGCGCCGCGCTGCTCGCGGTCCCGGCCGTGGGTTTCATGAAGCTCTGGGAGAACGACACCGGCGTCCAAGCCAGCGCCAAACCTGGTGACTACGCGCTGCCGCCGCACTCCGTCAGTGCCGTCGTTACCAGCGGTGCCGCCGCGGCCATCGGTACCGCCATTATGCGGCGCAAGAGCCTCGGTTGCAGCACGGCAGGCGACCAGACGGTGGTGGTAGGCGACGCGTTTGGTAACCCGGTCACCATCCGCTACCGGTACGCGGTGCCGGTGAGGGTCTACCTGACCCTCACCTACCGCGAACGAGCCGGTCAAGGTTTCGGCGCTGGTGGCGGTGAGGATGCCGTCAAGGCCGCCGTGGTCGCGTGGGTCCTAGCTAACCAGCAGCCGGGGGCGGACCTGCCGACCTCCCTGCTCATGCTGCCGGCGCTGGGCGCGGTGACCGGGATCGACACACTACCGGCCTTCATCATCGAGTCGGTGCTCCTCGGCCGTGCGTCGGGTAACCAGGTAGCGGCCGACCTTGCGCTAGCCTTCAACGAGCAGGCTACGTTGGCCTTGGGCGACATCACCATGGTGGCGGTATGAGCAGCAACCCCATCGACCACGCAGCGCTAGCACGGTCGCGCGTCGTTGCGCAGTACCGGAACTCACCGAAGTTCATGGCGTGGGTGGGGAAGGTCTGTGAGGCGTTCGACGACATCGAGGCCGCGCTGCTAGTCATCGCCCAACTGGACGACATCGAGGCGCAGAACCCGGACGGCAGCTACGTCGTGACGGGGGTTAACTTGGACGTGGTGGGTGCCCGCATCGGGCAGCCCCGACGCATCCCAGGGGCTGTGCCGCGCCAACTGTTCGGGTGGGACGATGACGCTTCGGCCCTGGCCTTTGGAGAAGAGACCGACGAGCGGGTGGGCGGCGTCTGGTACAACGAGGGCGAGACGCTGAATAACGACGCGGTGCTGGACGACGTGACCTACCGCATCGCGCTGCGGGCCCGTAAGTACCTCAACACACTGACGGTGGTCGACGCGATCGACGTCTACACCTTCCTCCAGTTCGTGATGCCGGAGTACACGGCCTGCCCCATGGTCCCGTTTCAGGTCTTCGACCTCGGTGGGATGGCCTACCAGGTGGAGGTCCGGCTCATCCCCACCCTGCTCGAAGAGGTCCTGCTGGCCCAGGCCGAGCTCATGCCACGGCCGGTGGGTGTGGACCGACCCATCATCACGTACTGGGACCCGACCGTTGCCACCTTTGGCTTTGACGATGACCCGAACGCCACCGCGGCGTTTGGTGAGGAAACCGACCCTACCGCTGGTGGGGTCTTTGCTGAGGAGATCCACCTATGAGCACACCTACTACCCCAAGCACCCGACCAGCCATCTGGGCCGAGGCTGGCACCGTCGTTAACCCTAGCACTGGGCTCCAGCAGTCGGGCTACGTCGCCGGGAAACCTGGTCGTGGCGTCACCAACTGGCTGCTGAACTGGCTCGACAACGCGGTGCAGTGGCTCCTCGTGACCATGCTCATGGGCATTGCCAACTATGACGGGTCCAAGGACTACGCGGTGGGTGCGCGGGTCCAGGATGCTACATCACACAAGACGTACCGGTGCACGAACGCCAACGGGCCGAGTACCGCGGTGAAGCCGGTGACGGACACTGGGTTTTGGATACCGTGGGGCCACACCGACGCGGAAGTGAACTCGCAGGTAGATGCCAAGATCGGCACGCTTTCTGGCTCCGCCACTACTCTTACTCCGAACAACGGCGCTACGGTATTCGACGCGCATCACTTCAACGCGCCGGGGACCACCCACAAGCAGATCGCGTTTCGATTACGAGTAGTTGTTGGGTCAGACTTCACCGCTGCGGTGGTGCTATCGGGCGACGCCCTTTTCAACACCGGGGCGAAGCACGTATTTGCCTCGATCTCGGACAATCAGTTTTCGCCGAGCTCTTTGGGCGTTATTGGTTGGCTCGTCGACGGTTCTACCATCCATGTAATGGTTACGGGTATTGGTACGGAGGGTGGTGGTCCCACTACTTGCGACGTTGATGTACTAGTCACGGGCTGGTAGCACGATGGCCTCCGCTTGGCAGGCAACATACCCCGCCCTGGGTGCCGAGGTCCGAGCCGCGAAGACCGCGGCCGTTGCGGCGTTCATGGCGGCGCCTGCGGACTCAGACATCGGTGCTCCCGCCGCCGTTCCGCCTGTCCTGTCTAGACAGCAACGAGCTGCCTCTGGGCTTCCACTTTCGGCGGCCGACAGGGATAAGTGTCTGACCGTCGTGTGGCGGGCGCAGGCCATGGCTACGCTGAAGCACATAGGGCCGGTATCGGGCGACGCTAGCGTGACGTTCGGTGTGGCGAACGACTCTGACGGCGTGCCTCAGCTCGACATCCGAGCGGTGAGCGCCACGGGCGGGATGACCTCGAACTTCGCCACCGCGTGCAACCTGAACTTCACCGACGGCAGCTCGGGCGCGGGGGTACCGCCGCCAAACGACAACATCATCGTAACAGGTCCCGGT